CTTCCACGCGCGCCTTTGCCGCTTGCGCCTGCGCTTTAGCGTATTCGATACGCTTTGCGCCAAAGCTGCCAGCGACAGCATCTTCAAGGCGGTTGACCTCGCCCCGGCCACGCTCAACGAACACGCCCGTTGCCTGCTCGCGGGTCTCGCGGTTGACCGTAATCAGCGCCGACATGAGGCTGCGCTCGTTTGGACCCATCAACTCAGCCAGCGTTTCGGGTACTTCGCCGGTCTTGGCCCACTGGTCAAAGTCAGCCTGCACCTTTTGCAGCGATGTGCCGGAGCGTTCAGCGCGCTTGATGATCATGTCCAGGGCCTTGTTATCAGCCGATGTGAACATGCCATAGCCAATGCGGCCAATAATTGGGGCTGCAACAAACTGGACCGCCGGGCTCAGGACCGCGCCGCCCACCGCGCCAAACGCTGCGCCCCGCGCCGTATCGTCCAGACGCTCGCCCGCATCGCCTTCAGCCGATCCGAACCCATAAAGGGCACCGTATCCCGCACCATAGCCGGCGCCCTTGCCAATGCTTTCAGCGACACGGCCCCCAAACCGCGCCGCGCCTTCGCCCAGCGTCCGCGCAGGCAGGGACAGTTTTGCCGCCTTGTCTGCCAGCGTGGCAGACTTGGCGCTAAGGCGTGCTGCACGGGCGCCATTTGCGGCGCGGGCCATCTTGGCGAACTTGTCCGCCTTTGCAGCGGTTTGCACAGCCACCTGCCCTGTTGAGCGCGCGCCTGCGCCCATCCATCCGACAGGCGCCGGGGCATAGGTCACGATACCGCCCGCTAGTTCGCCCACCGTACTGGTGACAGGGTTGTCAACGCGCGCCTGACGCAAGATGCGCCGGTCTTTTTCCACTCGGTCAGAATAAGCCTTCTTGCCGGATTCTATGGCACCAAGGCCCTCACCACGCAAAACGCCCATACCGACCCCGCCGACAAAATCGACAGCGCCGGACAATTCATCTGCAAACCCGAACGTACCGCCCTGCCCATAGCCTGTGACGAAACTGGACCCTCTGTCCTGCTTGTCCATCGGCTGGACCGGCTTGAACCCGTTGCGGCTGGCTTCCAGTTGGGCGAGCTTGTAAAGGCGCTCCGGGTCCGCGAGCTGTTCCTGCGGAATTGTGCGATAGATTTCGTTGCGGCGCAGGATTTCGTTAGCGTACTGGTTAACGATTTCGTCCTGGCCTGCATCTGGCGCAGAATACTTTGACCACGGCCCCGAGGGGGGCGCGGCGGGGCTTGCAGACCCATACTTTTCCCAAGGTCCGGCCATCAGCGCACTCCGGGCGTGTTAAAGAAGCGGAAGTCTCCGCCTGCTGGTTTTTGCTTCCAGTTGTTTGGGTCTGCGGGATCTCCGCCCATGAACACGTATCCGTCTTCTTCTGTTCCGACAGCCGGAGCGGGTGCAGTCACGCCATCATTCGGCGATGCCGTTTGAGGCTCTGCAAATTCATAACCAATCAGGATGCGTTCCGGGGACAGGCCGTAAGCGTTGGCGCGGCCTGCGTTGTCGAAGGCCAGCTTTTGATATGCCTGTTCATACGCAGGCATCATGTCGCCAGCCGCATCGACAAGCGCCTGACGGGTCGCCTCTGGCAACAGCGTTCCACCTTTCTGAAGGCGCGGAAGCCATGTCTGCGCTTCACCGAGCAGGGATGCAGATTTCTTGGTGAGTTCGACTTCGCCTTCACGGGCAACCGATCCGGGGTCCAGCATCTTTGTAAACGCAACCACCAGAGCAAGGTCATTAACGGCACGCTGAGCCGCGTCCATCGGGCTTCCGTCTGGCCTTGTCGTCGCGCCCAGAACCTTAACGCGCGCATATTGTTGCTGAATGTCTGCAAAGTTGTTCTGCACGGGCTCCCACCTTTTGGAAAGATCAATCTCCGTCTTCACTTGGGCGTCCGTCAGGCCCGAAGGATTGGCCTTGCGTGCTGCTTCTGCGGCTTTGCGTTCAACCTCTAGCTTGGCCTTAGCTTCTTCGCGTTTCTGTTCCAGTTCAGCCCAACCCAGCGCAAGCCCACCCTGCGCCACACCCAGATCACCGCGCCCAAGTTCTGCATTAAGTCCCAGCGTCCGTTCCGCCAGATCGTTTTGAACTCCGGCCTGTTCAATTTGATGGGTAAGGCCGCGCTCTTGTATACCGACGCCGCGCCCTTGCAGGTCCAGACCGGCTTTCGTGAACGTGTCTTGCACCGTGTCGCGTTCGCGCCCGTATTGTGCGGCGAGCGCGGCGCCGGGTTCCATCAGGCTCGATTCCACAATTCGGCGGGCGTCCTGATCTCCAGCGAGCGCCTTTTGCATTAGCTCCGCGGTCATGGCCTTGTATTTGCCTTCAGACGCATCCGCCTTCTGCCCCGCCTTGCGGGCAATCCACGCTTGTCCAAGCTGGGACAAACCGCCTGCGAGGCTGGTGTTGTCTTGCTGAAGCGTGCGCTGCATCAGCATGTCCGCAATCTGGCGCTGACGGCTGGCAGAACTTTGTGCGCCGGTCAGGTCAGGTTGGACCTCGCCAAGCGGTTCAGAGAGGATTTCAGCAACTGACTGCACAGGTTTAGCTGCTGTCGTGTCATATCCCTTATAGCCGTCATAGCCGTGCGCAGTGCGACGGACGCCGATAGAATTGTAAGGAAGCGGACGGTTTGGCATGTTAACCGCCTCCGCCCGTTCCTGGGTTTCCAAACATGCCGCCCATCATGGCCGAAGAGCCGAGGTTAAACAAACCGCCCATCATGCTATTATAAGCGCCCATTCGCTGTTGGTAATTAGCCATCTGGTTGTTGAAACCCTGCTGCTGAATACCCGCGTAATCCGTGGTCGGGATCATCGCGCTCTGTGCAATTCCGAACTGCGGCGTCTGGACTTGCGAGCCCGAGAGCAGCGCGGTGATTTCGTTGATAGGCTGGTTTCGCAGGGCCAATTGCTCTTGCAGGGACCGCGAGCGCGCGTTGTCCTGTGCGTCGAATATTGCCCCTTGCTGGCCGAAGTTGGCGTCTCCGATACTGTCGCGCCGGCCCTGGATGGCCTGCTGGTTGCCAAAATCCTGCTGAGCCATGCTGTCGCCATACCGGCGCTGATCTTCGCCGAGGCCAAACAGGGCCATTGCGTTCTGGTTGTTCTGGCCAATCCCGCTGTTCGCAAACATGGCCTGATTTTGCGCAAGCGCGGCCTGGCGAGATTGTTCCTGCCCGCCCGCGAGCACCGCACCAAGCCGGTTGTCATTGCGCTGGCGGTTGAAGTTTTCCATCTCGCGGTCATAAGCCGCTGTGCCTACCCCAATGCCCTGACCGGCAAGCCGGGTCTGAAGGGATTCGTAATCGCGGTTAGTTTGCGGTTCGAGACGCTGCATCAACGCGTCTGTGACTTCCTGACCCGAACCGTAGGAATACCCCGTCTGCGCATTTCCAAGCGAGGGAAGCGGCGTGCCGTTCTGTGAAAACTGAGGCGCGGAAAGATCGCCACCATAGTCCACCGGGTTCCATCCGGTGCGATCTGCGGCGGGCGAGAGGTTCCCAGCGCTGAACGGGGTAGATAAAAGCTGATCCGCCCGGCCGGACTGGTTTGCGGCCAGCGTGGCAAGGTTCAGGCTCGCCGCGTTGTTCTGGTCACGGATGGCCTGCGCTTCCGGGCTAAGCGTTGTGGTCGCGGTGTATTGCGGGACGTTGTAGACCTGCCCCGTGGACGGGTCGCGCCATGTGTGGTTTCCCGTCGCGCTGTATGTCAGCGAGCCATCAGGGGTGACCTGGTTGACCTGCCCCATAGCCGTATTCGCAATGGCTGTGGAAACGTTCGTCCCAGTCTGCGCCGCTGCGGTATCTTGCGGATCAGGCGGGCGCGGTGCTCTTGGTTTTGAAATTTTAGCCTCCATGCGCCCATTTTGTTGGGCTTTTTGGCCAAGGTGTGTTTAACCTTGGGTATGGTGATCTACGATAATTTTTATGCTCGTGTTCTGAAGCACCCCGGACGAGGTTGCTGGGTGTAGATAAAATCGGCTGGCTCGCCAGTCATCATCAGTCAAAAACCAGACTACCCCGTCTTCTTCCCGGCCAAACAGGCGCGGCACGTCATGGCGGGTAAATCCATAGGCAGATAGCTGGCGGTGCAGGCGTTTGTTGTGTGCGCTATTGCGCGTCATAATCATCTGGCAGCCGAGCGCGTCGAACGCATAAGAAAACAGCTCGTGCAAGATCTGCCGGGTCATCCATTTAGGCGTCAGGGCAGCGCCGCTGAACTCGATGGTCTGCGCCGGGACATCCCAGCCATGCCAAACCCAGCCCGCCACAAGAAGCCCGTCTTCGTTGATAATGCCGACCGCGTTACACGGCCCGAAGCCTTCAGCGCATCGCGGGATCAGCTTGGCAACAAACGCTTCCACGTCGTCTGAATGGCCCCAGAGCAGTTTCACACAACCACCGCCCCGGTCTCATACATCACGTCCATGCTGACCAGCTCACAGTCAGGACGCGGGGTTACCCCGAACGTACACTGGACCTGAGGCGCAAACACAAACCCAGCCTTGCTGATGGCGTGCCAACGGGTTGAGACCGTGAACGTGCCCGTACTGTCAAACACCGCTGTATCCCACAGGCCCGCGTCCCACGTATCTTCCGACGAATCCGCCACACTGTCAGGCGCTGCCGGAAACGCCTGCGTGTAATTCACAGACCCTGACACTTTCGGGACAAAGGTTTTACTTGCCCGGAACGTCGCGCGGGCAAGGTTGACGCTTTTAGTTGGCCCCATGGACCCAAGGTGATCAAAGTGGCCGGCATAAGAGCATGTATAGTTTTCACCATTGTCCGATCCGCCGGTTTCTGTCTTGTAGACCGTGGCCGCGCCAGTGCCGGTGTAATGAACGCCCAAGAGCACCGCCTGCGCGCTGATGTCATAGGGCGCACCGGTAAACCGGCACCATCCGCCGGTTTCAAGGTTAGCAACCAGAGAGACCTGTTCAGCCCCCGCATCCGGGGCTGGCATTCCAACAACCATCATGTTGCGTTCGTTGAACCGCAAAAGCGTCCAAGGACTTCCGCTGCGCTCGCGCACAAAATCGTTCCATGTCGGTTCAATCGCCAACGTCACCGCCGAAAGGCTCAAGGCGGCCGGGTCTTTGCTGATCACCTGGCTTAAGGGCACAATGCCTTCCACCGTCGCAATCAACAGGTCACCGCCGACCGAGAGAAAGGCATTCTTGCCAAGCGGGGCCGCAATGTCATACCGGCCAGAAAGGCTCCATGCCGTCGCATCACCGGGATTGTCGCCCTGATAAATCACGACCTCGCCAAGCGTGGACACAAAGACACATAAGTCGTCTACCCCGTCACCAGCGTCCAGCGACCATGACGCCCCGAACAGAAGGTTACCGCCCCGCTTGAACACGCCGGCCAGGCTAAAATCTGTCAGCGCCCCTGACTTGACCCCCACCGACAGATACCAGAACCGGTTCGTGCCGCCTTCGATGAAGAACACGCGGCGCTTGAACACAAACACCTGAGACAGAAGACTAAGCGTCACTCCCGTGGAAGCGTTCGTGCTCCAGGCCGAGCCGTTAAACTCGCGCACATCGTCTTCACCGTTCGCTGCCAGCAGGAACACCCCTCCCGAGGTTTCCATCTGTACCGTCGACCAATCCCCGCCCGTAAGACTTCCCACAGCCGCAGACGGGGCAACTTCAGGGTCCGCAACGGTCGTAATGTCATAGATGTTATTCGCGTCGGCCGCGAAAAGCTTTTCCGTTGTGCCGGCCTGATAGGTGAACATTGCCGTACAGGCTGCCCCAAGCGTGGCGTAAAGTTCGCAGCCCCCTCTCGGACGAATACCCGTCTGTGTCGGAAACCAGTTATCCAGCACAAGGGCCGCCTGATCCGGCGCGCGGGCAAGGTTCTGGTTTGTGACCAGACCGCGCGTCGGGGCCGGGAAATTCTTCGGCCGGGCCGCTTTCGGCTGCCGGAAGATGGCCATCCGCCCGCGGGGTTGCAGCGCCTGCCTCATGATCCGGTCACGCTCTTAGGATAGGCATAGATTGCATCACGCGGCAGCGATGGGCGGCCAATGCGGATGATCCGGCTGCCCTTGTCGCGTGCAATCAGCTTGGCAAGCAGGCGTTCATAATCGGCAAGGTTCTCCGCATAGGGAAGGCCCTTGAGTTCACGCCAGCGCCAGATGACCGCAAGCTTCAAAAGCCGTTCATCAAGCCGGAACGAGTCCGTGTCTGCGGTGAACGCTGCGATATTGGTTGCCCCACTATCCACACCGTACAGCGTGGAGCGGTACCAATATTTTACCGTGGTCCCGCTCGCAAGCGCAGGTTTGATGTGGATCTGATCAGCGTAGATAATCCAGGCGTTCACCACAAAATCAAACGACTGGATGTCCAGCCCTAGCCATTCGTCCCGGTCGCTGATGGGCGTCAGCGGCGTCTCAAGGGCCGAAGTCCAGAGCTGGGACTTATCCAGCATTCCGTCATAGTCCGAAGGCAGGTCAAAGTCTTCAGTGGACCCGTCGCCTGTAATCGTCGCTATACGGTTCAGCGTTTGCCATTCATGCGACTGCACGATCATTTCCGCCATCTCGTTGGCAAGGGTTGCCAGTTCGAGATGTTCACGCGTTGATGACCCGAACACCGCCGTTGGCTTGTCCAAGGCGATGCCCGATGTGCAGGCGTCCTGAAGGGCTGTCAGAACGGTCATACGTTCTCCGTGACCTCAGCGGCCATGATGTCCACAGCCATTGCAAGCAGCGTATCAAGGCTGGGGTTGCCCTTGATGGTGCCGCCCTTTGCCTTGACGAATGTACGCAGGTCCGCCGCTGTATGGCCGGCAAACGGGCCAGCTTCCACAACCGGGACTTTCGGGGCTTCCTCAGCGTCTTTTGCCTTGGCCGGCGCGGCACCCATCGCGTCGAGACGGTCCTGCATGGCTTTAAGCTGTGCCATCAGGTCCGCATTCTGTGCGGCAAGTTTGGCATCAATCGCGCCTTCCTTGGCCGCGGCAATCCATGCCGTTGCCTTGTTCTTCCAGTCGCGGCCAAACATGCCAAGGCGGGTCAGAGCCGCGCCTTCAATCTGGGCAAGGGCTTCAATCGAGAACACCTTCTGTGCCTTGAACTCGGCCACCTTGGAACTTGTGATACCGGGCAGTTCCTCGATCGGCGTGCCATCAATAAACCCGCCGCCGGTTTCCTTGAACGCCGCATAGTGGCGGGGGAACTTCTCGGCATAGGTGCATTCAATCCGCTCTTCGGGGTCGAATGTCTTGGCATGGGCCGGGGCCACAACTTCCTGGTTGCGGTCGCCGACAAAACGGATGCGGACCATTTCCACGTCTTTGAACTTGGGAACGCCTTCGGCGCGCGTTGCTACCGGGTCTTCCTCGGCAGTCACGTAAAATTCGATATGCAGGTGCGATGTGTCTTGCACGTTGTGTCTCCGTCTGAGGGAATGTGAAAAGGACCGGAGGCGGGCAATTAACCCGCCCCCGGAAAGGTCAGGCTTGGTTAAGCCGTCAGGCCGTCATCCATAAACGGATATTGGATCTCGAACTCGGCAAGACCGGACGAAGGCGTATCCACAGCGGACGCCCCTTTCGCGTTCTTCACGAGGTCTCCAGCAACCACAGCATCGTCCACGCTGCCCGCCGTAGCGGTTGCGTAAGCGTTGGCGTTATCCACAAAGCCCGTGAGGGCCTTGCCGACAGCCTTGCCATAGATTTGATACCAGCCATACTGGCTGGCAACGTTGGCCGACATGGCAATTGCCACGGGGCCAATCGCGTTCGCCGCAAGCAGCGCGGTCGTTCCATCATCCAGATTGAACGTGACCCAAGAACCGACAGCGGTCGAGGCCACACCTTCCAGATAGATGAACTCACCTTCACCGTAGGTGGCGTCATGGCACTTGATGCGGAAACCAAGGCGGTGCTTCTGCGTCGTGGACGTGTCAGCAATCGCCTGGCCAATCAAGGCATTTTCAGAGGGTGCATATGTCATGGTCTGGCTCTCCTATCACGGGCTGGAATCGTAGAGTTTCGCCATGTGGAGCGGGTTGTTCATCGTCAGGTTTCCGTAGAAACCAATGTGCTGAACAACCGCGTCCTGGTTCACCGGCATCTGTTTGCCGCCGAACTTAACGAAATTACGATCCGGGTGGTAACGGAACTTCAGCGCGCTTGTGTCGATGAAGTAGGTGACGTCGGACGGCATCGCCGAACCAATACCGCCCTCAAGAACCACATCAACCGACTTGCCGCCGCCATAGTATTTCAGCGTGGTGAAACCAAGCTTGCCAAGCCCGTTCTCATCATTGATGCGCTGAATTGCCGTGGTGGCTGCCGTATAGGCGATGTAGTGCGACTGGGCCGAGCAGATCAGGTTTGGACCCTTGGTGCCACGGCTGCGGGCGATCATGATATTATCGAAGATCGTCTTGATCGTGGTCGAGTCCACACCCGTGATGCCCGAAAACGCCGAGTTGGCGTCATAGGTCGTGGTGCGCCAGATGGTGTTCGCAGAACGGTCAATACCGCCATACGTGCCAGAGTTAACCGTCGTCGGAATGACAAGCTGAAGCCCGCCAATCTGGTTTGACGCGGTGCCGTCCGAGTGAAGGTCCTCAACAAACCGGTCAGTCAGCTCGGTCTCAGCGGCGGAGATATGCTCCTCCATGATATTCTTGAGCTGGTTGCGACCAGAGTTCTTGAGGATGTCCTCGCCCGAAAGCGTGACCGACACGGCTGCCAGCTTTGCGGTAAATTCCGCATCGTTGAACAGTTCTGCCGGCGACGGGTTCAGGAACTGATAGCCCGTGTAGCGGGTATAGGTGCCCGACTCGTTGTAGAGCAGGCGCTCGCGGATCGTGGGGC